TTGGCTGGCATCGCGCCGCCAACCTTAGTCATCACAAAACTCGGCGTGGGCACATACGCCACCCAGCCAACCTCGAGATGCTCTAGGTCAGCGATAAGTTTGACCGGCATCGGTACATCTACGTCGTCGTTCTCCCACTCGCCCGAAGCCGTTTGTTCCCTGTTCCGCGCGATGAAGTCGCCTGCCTTCGCATCCCACTTCACGATTGGCGTGAAGTTACCACCACCGCTACCGCTGCCATTGCTACCGCTGTCTACGATACCTAGTGCCATAGTTAGTTGTCCTTCTTCTGTTTATCCGCCCGCACCATCGCGGGGGATGGGGCTAGAAGTTCGCGCGCAATCATGCAGAACGCCGCGAACGTCAATTCACAATAATACTGCCAGTCATATGTCTCTTTGCCGTCAGCCATTCGAACCATGGCCTGCACCGGGACGCGGGCCACAACGGGTCGCCTGTCGAACTTGTAAATCAGGCACGGCATCAGCCCCGCCTTGCTCGCTGCCGTGCAAGCCTGCTCCCACCACTGCGGCGATGCCACGCCGGTCCCGGCGTATCGTTTGCACTCAATGAGAAACGGCCAGTTGTCGCAACTCACCGGGATCAGGTCGCCTCGGTCGCGCTCCCTGTACTGGTCTAGGTCGCGTTTAAACTTGATCCCAAGTTCTGCTTCAAGGTCTGAGGCAATGCTGCGCTCGAAGCTCGCGCCCTTGGCGCGACCATTAACCATTATTTCTGGCGGCCTCGATCATCCTGTCGATGCGCGGCTTGCGCTCCTGTAGATAGGCGCTGACTTCGCGCTCCAAGATTTCGTCAACGAAGCTGGATCGGTTCCTATGTGCGGAGGTCGGCCACGCCTCATCAATTAAAGCCATAGTTTCGGGTCGGATCGAAAAGAGTGCGCGGGTCATGCGTCGTGTCATGTCACAAAGTCCTTGTCTGGATGTGTCGAATAGCTTATATACGGACGATGACTGGAAGATGCAAGTCATATATCTACAGGATATAGGAGGTACAAAAAATGGTAGGAAAACTGACGCCGAGCGACATGGCGACGGCCAGCACGGTTGCGACCATCATGGGCTACAACCCGTGGTCAACCCCGAACGACGCACTGACAAAGGCCATTGCGGCAGCCGAAGGAAAGCCCGACGACTGGCAGGGCAACGAGGCAACGGGCTGGGGCGACCGGCTCGAACCGATCATCATCAACCTCGCAGCCGAGCGCCTCGCCCTGACCCATGTTAAAACGGAGTTTAACGAAGCCTTTTTCCATAGGTCGGCTCCGCTGGCTTGCAGCCTAGATGGCGAGGCGCGCGGGTCTGGCTTCGTTTCGACTGACACGGAGCGCGGCATCTACGCTGTCAACGCACCGAAGATTGCGATCAATGGATTGGGCATCATTGAGAGCAAGGTCACTTCTGCGCTGCCAGAGATGGAGCCGCCGCCGCATCGCGGGCCGCTGCAACTACAGGCGCAGATGGCATGCACTGGCCACGCATGGGGAGTTGTTGCCACTCTATACCGTGGCATTGAATTAAGGCTGTATGTCTACGCCAGCGATCCTGCGGTTCAGCAACGGATCATCGACGCATCGGTTGAGTTTAAACGGCGTGTCACAGACTGTGACTTCTACCCGCCGATCAGTAGCGCAGACGCCGACACCGCCTACAGCCGCGTTGACGACGGTGCGCCATCCGTTGACCTGTCTGTTTTGGAGGGCGGGAATGACTATCTAGCCATGCTGGTGACAGGCAAGCAGCGCAAGCGTGATGCCGAGGATATGATTGAAGAGGCAGAGCGCAATCTCAAAGAGATCATGGGATGCCATGAACAGGCGCATGGCCTTGCCAACAATGCCGCTTATAAAGTTATCTGGGGCGAGCGCAAGTATGCAGCGCAACCGCAAAAGATTGTCGAGGCCAAGCCTGCTCGCAAAGTCAGGGCTAAGACGCTTACGCTCAAGCCTTTAGACTAGAGGGGGTGCTGTGATGGAGCCTCAGCTTCGCGTTCTCTCTCTCGGTGCTGGTGTGCAGTCAACCACGATGGCGCTGATGGCCGCTCATGGCGAGTTTGAACACATGCCCGATTGCGCCATTTTTGCCGACACACAGTCTGAACCGAAGGCGGTCTATGATCACTTGAACTGGCTGATGTCGGACAACGTGCTGCCGTTTCCGGTGCATATCGTGACGCAGGGATCGCTGCGGGACACTGTGGTTCGCGAGGCCAACGCTGGCCGGTTTGTTTCGGCCCCATTCTTCACTAGCGGCGATGCGGGCGGCGGATTATTGCGGCGACAATGCACCCGCGAATTTAAGATTATGCCGCTTAACCGGGAGATGCGGCGGCTTGCGGGCTACAAGCCGCGCCAACGGATTCCTGCGCAAACGGTTGAGTGTTGGATAGGCATATCACTTGATGAGGCTGTGCGGATGAAGCCAAGCCGCGAGCGGTGGATTGAAAACCGTTGGCCGCTTATTGAAAAACGAATGAGCCGCAACGATTGCTTGCGCTGGATGGAGAGGCATGGGTACCCACTGCCCGCCAAATCAGCTTGCACGTTTTGCCCGTACCACAACGACGCGCTGTGGCGGGATATGCGGGACAACGATCCTGACTCTTGGGTTGACGCCGTTGCCGTCGATGAGGCTATTCGAGACAGCCGCTCGTCGGGCGGCAACGACCAATTATTCGTTCACCGGTCCCTCAAGCCCCTTTCCGAGGTTGACCTGACCACCGTCGAGGACGAAGGCCAGATCAATATGTTTAACGAAGAATGCGAAGGGATGTGCGGCGTATGAAGGTTAAAACAGTAGAGTCCTGTCCAGTTAATATTTACATTCGTAAGGGCGGCGAGCAAATAGTCACTAACGTCCCTGCCCGCGATACTTCTTGTAGGCGCGGCGTTTCGCCTTGTTTTTGGGGCGGGTCAAAGAGCTAGAGCCGATTGACGTAACATGCTTCACCGGCTCTGGCCTCGCGGCCACGCCAATTATTTTATTTTTTGCCATCCCTCGTCACCTTCGCCACAATGATGTTTACGAGCGGAGCGATGATGCGCGCACCATCAACTCGCTCGATGATTAGATAGCCGCTCTCGCTATCGACGGACCAATCTTTGTCGCTCGCGATTGGGATCGCCTCTGACGATCCGTCGCTAAAGTCGATCTCAAAAATCAACATCCATCAAATCTTTCAGGTGTTTAGGCAGTTTGGGCGAGAAACTTATAGCCCCGCGCCGGGTCACGTACGCGATGTAAACGCCCAATTTTTTCTGCGCTTGCGTCCGCACTCTGTGTATCCTCGATGGGTTTGCTCGACCTTTAACAATTCGCTGCTTGTCTGACTTGCTGTCGAGGTAGACCACATCCTGCGTGTCGTTGTGGATGCATATTAAGTCGATTGGGGAGGTGGCGCGAAACGCGGGCACATAAACAGTGAAGTCTTTCTGTATCATGTGCAGCGCCAATGTCGCCTCGCTGATCGCGCCGCGCTGGTGGTTGCCTCTACCCGCAAATTCGCTTGGCATATCTTTCCGCTCTCGCTGGCGTCTGCCGCGCGTACTTGCTGTCGAGTAGCTCTTGGGCAGCCATTGCAAATTCACCGTCCTTCATTGCGGCCAGCATACGTTTAAACTTCAACAAGTTTGGCAGGCCCATCTGGAACGCAAGTTCCACCAGCACCTCTTTGCGCTGATTGTCCAGCGAGGATGCCCATGGCAGGGCTTTGCCAAGCTCGTCAATGCACCGCCGCACATCGTTCATCAGAAGATACTCAGCTTCCTCAAGCGATAGGCCGACGCCGACGCCTTCTTCGATGCAGCGCCCAATGCCCACGGTTACATAGCCAAGGTGGTCTTTGTATGCGTGTGACCGAAAGCCCTCTTCTCTGCGAAGAGACGCGATGATGTTCTCTAGGCGATCCACGATCATTTGTTGACGCCTTTGTATTTTTCAAACGTGCGAAGCGACCCAAGCCCAAGAAGCCCGCCAAGCACTGTCAACAGGCTGGTCATATCAAATTCGGGCAGCGCCGGGATCGTCCAGCCCCAAGTCACAACACAGAAAAGAAGCAACGGCTGAATGACGAAGTGATACGCAAAGGCAACGCCACATACCCAGCCGATGAATGGCCGCCATGAAGATTTGAAGAAACTATCTGAGCCAGCCTCGACCTTGTTTACCTCAATCTGAGCCAGCGCAACTTCATGCGCTTGCTTCTCTGCCATCGTGGCGATCTCATGCGCCAGCTTGTTTTTGGCGTCCTTATCTTCGATGAACTTATCGAGCAACCCGGCAACCGGGCCGATCAATGCTTGGATCATGTGGCTTTCCTTACGTCTGACACGGGCGGATGCACGCCGTTGTGAATCTTGTGCAGCCGCTCCGTTTCTTTCTTCAAGTAGTCTATGTCGGCCAGCGCGGAGGCAAGCTGCATATGGTCGCGCCGCAAGATTTCTGGGGACGACATTGAGGACAGCACATCAAGCCGCTGGTCCTGCTTCTCGGACTTTGTGTCCAGCACGTCAATCCGCCTGTCGATGTCGCGGATTCGGGACTCAATGTCTTTAAGCTGATACAGGATGGACTTGATCTGCATCTTGCCGACCGCAGATGCGCCAGCCACGCTCACAAGAATGCCCGCCAGGGTAACAATGAGGCGGATGTCGATTGCGCCGTCCATCACGTTTCGCTGTCTGGCGCGTGCGTTACTTCCCATCCGTGGCCGCGCGACACCCGCTGCCACACCCCGGCGGCGGCGTTCATGTAATCAATCTGCCACTCGCCACTCACCTTGTAAGACAGATTGATGACCGACCTGTCTGCCATGACGCCAGTGATCCCGCCGCTGGTATGCTGAAACTGAGTGCCGACCCCGATTATGCAGATGAACTGCGGGTTCCCCATTGGCGTCATAAGAAACGTCCATGCGCCAGACCGCGCGGCGTACACAGTCACATAGCTGCCCGATTGACCGTCAACGCCAAAGCCGATCTGCATTTCTCCGTAGTTTTTGACGGCCTGCTCTAGCGCGGCTCGCGGCGCGCATTGTTGCGCTTGCGCTGTACCAGCCACCACAGCGAGCAGTGCTATGAGGGCCAGTTTAAACATCACGCAGGCTTCGTCGGCCAGACTACGTCTGCTGGGCTTGCGAAATTTTGCGGAACATCGCGCAGAGCCTGGCGATAAGCTGCTTCTTCTGCCGACATCGCGCGATCTGAAACTGCCCACCAGTCCGTTGCTGCCAGCAGGCCGTCGCGTTTGCTGCGGACGTCCGCCCACGTGATCGCAGGAGGCGTGTAAGCCGCAATAGCCAACCCTTGCTCTACGATCTCGTCGTAGTCCGCGTTGCCCGGAGCGACGGGAATAGACAGTTGAGCGCCGTTTCGCGTTGCTGAGATAATGCTGTTGTTAGCGTTGGCGTATTTCAGATTTTCAAACATCACCTTTTCCTTAAAGTTCTGCGCTGAAATCGACAAGCATGGTGCCAGTTGCGTTTAGCAAGCCCGGCATACCATCGGTAACGCCACTCAGAGTGCCACTGCACGAAATGTAGAAGCCCGGCGCATACGGGAAGGCACCATTGCCAGCGTTGCTGCTTGTCGTCGCGCTGATGAAGCCAGACAGGTAGCTTCTGTACCTCATGTTGGGGTTCGTTCTAATGCTCGCGCTTGGCGTTACTCGCCAGTTGTAGGAAAGGTAAGGAATCATCGCAGTGTACGCGCTTGTCGATGCACTTGCTTCGGCTGCGTAGCCAACATTGTTGTCGATGTAGATTGCTTGAAAATAGCGGTAGCATTTTTCCAGCGTCGTCCCGTAGTCCTCATGCTCAAAGTCCGTGGCAACGGAGCCGACTTCGAGTTGAACGCCGGTAATGTAAAAATCATCTGCGGCATCATCAGTGACATATGCCGCGCCACTGGTGCTGTACTTTGGGGACGCGGATGTTTCCCAAGCATTTACTGTTGCTGTTTCGTAGTTTGACCCTGACCCAATATTCCAAACAAGCGCGAAGCCATTGCCCGTGTCGTTGTCAATTTGCCCACTGGTATCGCCAGGAATAGTTGTGGTTATGAGTTCCCACGTGTCGGCTGATGCGACGGTGTACGTCCCAACATAGTTACGGCCACCAGCCTTATCGTTTTGAAACACAGCAAATGTATGTATGCCTGTTTTTGGCGAGCGAACCCAAAACTGCAACGCCAAGGTCTTTGCGCCAGCATTGCCATAAAGAAGATGCTGGAGATTTTGAGCCTCAATACGTTGACCGACAATATTATACTCTGCCGCCCCGGGTGTTTGGGCGTTACTCGGATTAAAGCGCAAGGAATTGGCAAACCCGGAACCGCTTGGGACTGTCGAGGTTTGCTCCATCGTGCCGTTAGTGCCGCTAGATTGATCCCACCGCCAACGGTCGCAAGTATATACAGCCGACGCACCAAGGCTTTGAGAGGTTCCCCGTTGCGCCACCGTCATCGCGCCGTTGATTATTAGGTTCTTCGCGGTCGTCGGGTTCGAGCCGAAGCGCCAGACCTCAGTCCCACCGACCGCAACGCCAACCGTGTCGGCGGCGGGGAAAAAGATTCCGGTATTGGTGTCGCCGGTGTTGGCGAGCGCTGGCGCGCTGCTCGATCCATCGCCAAGGGCCAGCGACGTGATGTCTGTGTTCGCGCCGCTCGCGGCTGCACTGAGGTTGCTTCTGGCCGTTGCGGCGTCAGCTACATCGCTAAGATTGTTGGCCGCGAGCAAGTCGCCAGAACCAAGACCGGCGTCACCAGTGCGCGAGAAGCTGAAGTACAGATCGTCGCTTGCGCTCAGAGTGCCAGCCGACGAGACATGCGTGACGGGGATCTGGAGCCAAGTCGTGTTGTCCGTGATGGTCCCGCTGATCGCGAACACGATAGTCGTGCCTGGCGCTCCAGCCTCGCGGATAACGATGTAGCCTTTGGTCGTGCTGGTCGAATCGTCCCATGCGGCCACAAAGTCACTTACGTCAGGGTTGCCCGTGGATGCCGAAGAAGCAGACACAGCAACCTGAGTGACGCTTGCAATCGTCGCGTTGTTAAACCGCACATCACCAGTGCCTGGGTCGGCCATCGTTGTCGATGTATCGAAGTTCCAGTAGACAGACGCCGCCGCCGCTTCTGCCGATGCCGCGCTTGCCGCCGCATTTGTTTCGCTGGTCGCAGCGTTGCTCGCTGAAGTGGAGGCGGCAGACGCCGAGTTAGACGCATTCGTCGCGCTGGTCGATGCGGCAGAGGCCGAACTTGCGGCGTTGGTCGCACTGGTCGAAGCCGCGCTCGCTGAACTGGCCGCATTAGTCTCGCTGGTCGATGCGTTGCTGGCCGACGTAGACGCCGCTGATGCGGAGTTGGACGCATTGGTGGCAGAAGTCGAAGCCGCAGAGGCGCTTGACGCCGCATTTGTCTCGCTGGTCCCGGCATTGGTTTCACTGGTCGCCGCGTTGGAGGCAGACGTTGCCGCATTCGACGCAGAGGTAGCCGCCGCCGTGGCCGAGTTCGCCGCATTGGTCGCACTAGTAGCCGCCGCCGCCGCATCGACGATCAGCGCCCACTTCGCAACGTCGGCATTTGAAGAAATGGGCAAGCTGCCGCTACTGGTGTGAGCCGTGGTCGCGATGTAGATGTTGTTGTTCGTCGTGTCCTTGACGATATCGCGCAACGCATAGGCAGTAGACGCGGCCCAGTCCCCGCGAAATACGCCGATCTCAACGCCGACAGTTGGGTTGCCGTCCGTGTCAAACGCGAGGTAGTTCCCGGCGCGACTTGCCTTC